TTAAAAATTTAAATAGATTTTCAGGATCAACTTTATTAGAAAGTATTTCAACTTCTATTTGATAAATAACGTTAGAATTTTCTTTTTCACTAAATGCCCTGTTTTCAAATAAACCTTCTTTAATAGTAGTAAAATCTATTCTAAATAAATCATTTGGTTCTGTAAAACTAATCCTGTTCTTAAATAAACTCTCTCCGTTTTCATTATATTCCCTTATTTTTATTTCAGACGAAAGTGCTATTCTAACATCATTAGATAGAAATGATTCGGTATTTAAATCTAAATTTTTAATCCTGTTTTTAACAATTGATTCAAATAATAGATACTTATTTAAATCTTCGGAGTATAAGTATCTAGTTCTTATTTTATTAGAATATACGTCTACGAAATTATCTATATTTTTCTTAAAGTTTAAATTTTCAACATTTAATAAAACACCATAAAATCTTTCTTTTAATATTTTTGGATTAAAAAATTTATCTATTTTACCCAGACGAAGTTCTAGTTCTAGATCTTTAGAATCAAAACCTGTTTTTATCATTTCTTTTATAGTTTCAGAATCTTGTTTTTGAAGAACAGATAGTCCTTTGTAGTAAGTTGCACAATGTAAAAGTTTAGTTTTTGATGAGTAATTTAATATCTTTTCTAAATCTTTTTTATTTAAAGAGTTAATGTTCAAAAAATAATGTAAATCGTTTATATTTACTGGATTTTTAAAGCTATTTATAACGTTCAAAACTGTTTTTAAAGCATTTGGTACTTTTTTATCTCCTCTTATTTCCTTGAATATAAAGTTTCCAGATTTATCTATTGAAAATTCACCTATCGTTTCACTTCTTAAATTTTCAGGAACGTTAACTAGAACATTTTTATAATTAACTTGAAAGGGTTCTATCTTACCAATTTTTGATATAAATAACTGTCCAGCTGAGTCATTTGGGCGGCTTTTTTTGATTAAAAAATCAATAGTTTGTTCTTCAACTGGTTTCCATTTATACTGAACAGATAATAATTTATTCCAAGAACCAATATTGTAAAGAGTGTCCTCTGCTGTAAATATTAAACCATCTAAATGTAAAGATTTTTTAATAAAAATATTTATATTCTTTTCATACTTTTCTGTTAACATTGAATAAAACTCTTTTCGTTGCTTAGAAAGAAGAGTCTGTAAATAGCCAGATTTTGTACTATTATACAAAATAACTCTATCTTTTATAGCATCTAAAAAGTAAATAGGTTTTAATTCAATGTTAAACCAGTTTGTATTTTTAAAAGCACTTGTTAATATAGGTTCTCCATTATTAAATTTAGAGGGAATTATAAGTTTGTGTAAAATGTCATAGCGAGATATATATCTCCACTCAAAGCTTCTGAGTTTTCCGTCTTCAGGGACTATCATGGAAAATTCTTGTCCAATTAATTTAGTTCCATCAACATTTATATCTATATTTTCTGGTCCAAATAACATATCAAATGCCATAAAAGAAACTCCTTTCACTTTAGATGATTCTAGATCTTTATGACTATTTCCTTCATAATCAAAAAATACTATTTCTCCGTCAATTAACATTTCTCTAGAGTTAATATATGGTAAAATAGATCTTGTTGAGTCTCTAACTGTATATATTTTCATATTTCTATCTATAAAACATACAACACGGTTTTTGTTACCAATGTCAAGACCAACATACATTAACATTCTAGTTCCATCTACTTTCTGAGTAACAGTATATTTATAATTTCCTCTAGAATTTTTAAGAAGAAGATCGAAAATATCATTGCGTTCCAAAGTTACAGGTAGTCCGCCTATAAACCTTGTCAAATCATAATTTTCATTTTTTGTTAAAAAGTTTTTAACTAAGTTATGAAACTTTTCTTCAATTTTAGGATCTCTTAATAATTCCATGATATGTTTAGTATATAATTATATTTTAATATTGATAAAATTTTGCAATTTAATAAAACATATCGCTATTATTAAAATAATTACATAAAAACTTATACCTCTAATTTTAGAAATCAAATGTATTATATACCATCCATTTAAAGAATTATCTAAGTTTAAAGTTTTAATACCTAATTTATTTAAAAACTTATTCCCAGACCAATTATTAAAATTTTCTGTTTCTGGAAATTTTTGAACAATTAAAGGAAAATTATAAACAGATACTACATAATTACATAGATATGTAGTATCAAACTCACCTTTAAAATTATTATTTTTAAATTTTAAAATTAGTTCATCTCTAAATTCTTTGGAAAAAATCTGAGCTTGAGTACCATGTGCAATATTTACATTGTAAAAATTTTTATTTACCTGTTTAAATACACCATTTGTTCCAAAGGATAGAACTTTAAAATTACCACAAAGATACTTATCTATTTCCTTGTAGTGTTTAAGATCATTGTTTAATACTTCTGCGTCTTCTTCTAGTATCAAAACATTATTTAAATGATTACAATACTGAAATGCTGTAAAATATGAATAAATTAAATCTTCTGAAGATTTAGTAATATCAGGTTTACTACATTTTTTAAAACCTTTATTGTATTGTAACACAGTTTCCTTAGAAAGAGACGTCAAAAATGGATCATACTTAAATCTAGTAGAATTTTCCATTATTAATACTATAGTTAAGTCTACATTAGTTAAAATTGGATCATTAGTTTCATTTATCTTTTTATAATAATAACAGCTCATTTATATAATACTATTATATTATCTATTTTTCGGCAAAACGTATTTATAATCTAAAAAATTAAAGATATCTTCTTCTGTTTCTGGAAATTCTTTTTCTATTTTAGCTAGAAATTCTTTTTTTGAAACTGGTCTTCCAAATGAAGTATCATGTGTCAAGTTTCTTTCCGATAGAGAATATCCTTTTTTTAGAGCATATGCTCTCATGTTTACATTATGCTCTTTAGAGCCAGTTGTAAATAAAAGTGCAAACGGATAAACTTCCTTTGTATAGTAAAAGATGTCTATGTGTCTATAATGTTCATCTATTTTCCCTACTGCCATTATCTTTACATTACCCTTTGAGATAGTATTCCTTTTTGTTATTATTCCTTCTTTTATCAAGTTATTATAATATAAGTCCATTAATTTTGGATCGTATTCTGGAGTACTAATAAGTACATCTATATCTCCGGAGTCTTCTTTTTGTCTTCTGTAAGATCCTGTTAATTGTATAGTTCCTTTTTGCGTGGTCATTTTAAAAGTATCATTTAGAATATCATTCCATATATTCATTTCTGATCTTGGAATTTTTTTTTGAAGATCTTCATAATGTACAAGACCTATAACTTGTTTGTCATTTAATACTTTCTTATTTCTAGAATATAAATCTCTAAGTTCTGATATAGTAGAAATATTGTGATCTTTGTATATTTTAGATGCTCCACTTGGACCTATACCCGGTATTCGCGAAAAGTTTTCTATAGCTATAGATTCTAATTCTACTGGTAGATCGTCTACTGTACCAGTTTTTAAAATAGTGTCTATCTTCTGAAGAATCGTACTCTTCCATGTACCATTTTTAGCTTTGAAAGATTCTTCGTCTTTGAGTAACATTCCTCCTTTTCTAAGTTCTTTGATGTAATCTTCCATTGTTTCAAGATTAGAATCATCTTTTAATATTTCTAAAGCTTGTTTATAAAATTTAACTTTAAAACTCCAGTTTTGTCCTTTTTCTATTACTATTTTATTCATAATCTTATTTAAAATTTGTTTTACTTGTGCTACAGAAACTTTCTGCTTTGGAACTTCAATATCATCTCTAATTCCGCGATATACAGGATGTCTCGGAACTCCGTCATCTGTCATTTCCATGTAAGAAAATGATACTATACTTCCTACTGGGATGTACTCTGGTGAATCTTTTTTATTATAATTAGTTCTTTGAGAATCTGTAAAACCCGTTCCTATCTGCGTAAAAATTCCAGAAGTCTTTGAGTCTTTTATGATTTCACACTTAAGAGAACCAAGAAGACCCTTAAGTCTTCCTTCTCCAAGTGTATAATCTCTGACTATACATTCAGAATCTTCTTTTATTTTATATTTTAACATATATTTACTTCTTTTAGTTTCATATAGAGAACCAGGAGCTCTTAACATTATACCTTCGGCACCTTCAGATGTCAATTTTTTATAGAGATTAACAAGTTGTTCCATTGACTTGATTTTAACCTGTTCAGTAAATTCTATGGGAAAAATTTTTTTACCTTTGTAATTTAATTTTTTCCAACATTCTTTTTGATCTTTTACTATTGTTTGCAATAATTTCATACGTTCTTCAAATCCCCTTTTATCGTTTGGAATATCAAATACTTTGAATATTACAGGAGGATCTTCTAAACCTGTCCAGATATTATCAATTTGTTCTTGTGAATAACTTTTACCAGGTTTTAAAGTCGAAAGTCTACTTGTTTTTTGAAAAAGTCCTCTTCCTATCCATATTTCTCCGTCTAGCGGAATACTCGGAGGAAGACTTTTTTTAAACCATTCTGGTATGTAAGTATATACTTTTGGTTTTCCTACTCCAGAACCTCTTGATATCATTTTTTCTCCGTCCCAAAGTGCTCTAATTCCATCCCATTTTTCCGATGCCCACCAATTTATAGGGGGTTCGGAAATTTTTAACTGCTGAGATGTTTTATCATTAAATTTTATCATAGAACCAGTCTTTGCATCATATAAATTTTGCGCGGTCATAACTTTTAAATTGTCTACATAAATTTTATCATCTGTTTTACTTAATACCTGAATTTCTGGATAAACTGCACTATATTTATCAGAACACATTTTTTCTTTATAGTTTACAAAATTTTCAATAGAATCAAAACCAGATTTTAAGGATAATTTATTAAGACACTGAAGCAATTCTTGCCTCTGTTTTTCAGATAAACTCATTATTATTGATATAATATATAATTTTAAGTTTATTATTTTTTTGTAAATTAATATATTATATCAATAATAATGAGTTTATATAATGCTTTAATCTCTGGTACATCGGCTATAGGAAATATTGCAAATTACTGGCATATTTTTATAATGATTATTACATTATTTGTTTTAACGATAGTGTTTTATACCCTAGCTGTGGAAGAAGATTGGCCACCTCCTTGCACCGTTCATGGCCCGCCTCCTGGATTTGATTCTTGCGTAGGAGGATCAAGGTCTTTATATTTAATAATTTTAGGATTTATAATGCTTGGATTTGTAATAGCTATTTATTTTAGTTGGACACTTAGAAACGATAAAGCGTTTCAGTTAGTTCAAGGAGTAAACGCAGAAAAAAATATATTTGATAGAATATTTAAGAATTAAATTTTTCAAATGCTTTCATTGTATTTGGACAAAATTCAGTAACTATATTTTTAATAGCATCTGAATATTCTTTAATTTCAAACTGAGCATTTTCTGCGGATCTAAGTTTTATAAAATTCATAAGATTATGAAGATCTATACACCAATAAAACTCGGTGTACATATTTAGAGGCAGCCCAATTCTTGCCATTTCTCGTGAAACTCCGGAATCAGTTAATTTTTTATATAACTCGTATTGTTTTTTAGAATTATTTAAATATTCTTTATAAAGAATTTTAGTTTTTTCATCTTTTATTTCATTGCCTGACATCTGTTTATTCATTTTACCTTGATCATAAATTTTATTTGGATAATAAAAATCTTCTTGTAAAACTGAATATCTACCTGATATTTCATTTACATTAGCAGTTCTATGTCTAATCCATTGACGCTGAACGAAAATAGGAGCTTTAATATGAAACTTAAATTTAACCATTTCAAATGGACTAGTGTGACGATGTTTAACTAAAAAATCAATAAGTCCGATGTCTTTATCCGGTGTTTTAATACCTTGATTAATAGAAACTCTTGCCGCTTGAACTATTGCATGATCACATAGCAGATGTTTTGCAGTTTTTGGGACAATTCTTGGCATACAATCTACGAGTTTTACAAAGCCTAAATTACCAATGAGTTTTAATTTATCAACATCCATTATAATACTCTTTACTTTTGACATTTATAATAATTAATTAAAAATAGCTTTAAATGATTTAAAAGAATGCTTTATTAATTATTGTAAATGTTTATTACAATTGATCCTGAAAACGATACTTTTTGGAAAAATCATCCAACATATAATACTGCCAAAAAAAATGAAGACGTAGGTTTAGACATTCCTATGCCCAGTTGTATTGTTATTCCTCCCAATGCAGTTTCTTTTAAAATTAAATTAGGTTTTAAAACAGAACCTAGTAAAGGTTATATGTTAGTACCTAGAAGTTCAATTACAAAAACTAGTATTCGGCTTGCAAATTCAATTGGTATTATTGATAAAAAATATAGGGGAGAAATTATGGTAGTTGTTGATAATATTAAAGATCAAGAAGTAATTTTAGCAGAAGGTGCCTGTTATTTTCAAATAGTTTCTTTTGACGGAAAGTTGCCAAATTATCAAATTGGTAGCATAAATTCTAACACCTCTAGAGGAGAGGGAGGATTTGGCAGCACGGGGGCTATTTAAAATGAAAAACCAAAACAATTAAGAGTATGTTTTGATGCATTTTGTTCTGATATTTTTTTATTTTTTCCAGAACCATGTTTATATTTTATTCCATTTATTAAAACAACGGATGTGAAAATTTTATCATGGGCTGGACCATTTGTAGAAATAAGTTCATAAGTAGGGTTTGTTTGAATATTTTGTTGACAATATCTTAAAAGTATATCTTTATAATTTGTATCTTCTTCTATTTCTGAAAAATTTATATACTTGTTTATAATATTTAAGATAAAATATTCTGCGTATCTAAAACCAAGATCATTATGAATAGAACAAATAAAAGCTTCAAATACATCTTCAAGTATTCTATCATTTTTTCTGCCGCCTATTGTTTCTACATTTTGACTTATTATTAAAAATTCTTGAAGATTTATTTTTTTTGCTAAATATGCAAGTGTTTTTCCATTTACTAATTTTGTTCTTATTCTCGTAAGAAATCCTTCTTCTTTATCTGGATATTTATTTACTATAAATTTTGCAATAACAAGACTTAAAATTGAGTCGCCTAGAAATTCATATCTTTCATAAGAATCTTTTATGTCAGAATCTATAAGAAATCTAAGTACGCTTTTATGAATAAAAGCTTGTTGATAATATAAAACATTAATACAATTAAAACCGGTAATTCTATTAATGTCTTCTCGTGTAACAGATTTATTCTTTTCATTAAAAACACTAAACATTGGTAATTAATAAAGAATAAATATTTTTTTTATATTGATTATTTTTTAGCAATTTATTCTAAACAAATATTATTTTTTGATATCATAATTGAAGCTCCCCCTAATTTAGCAGAAAGATGGTAATAGATGTGTTCACATATTTCATCTGGAAGAATTTTTTGAAAATTATTGCTTTCTCGAAATAAACTAAATTGATTTTTAATTGAATTTAATGGAAAATGAACATCGGGGGTTAATCCCCATTTATTTTTAATATCTAAAAAATTAGATCTATTTTTAATAAATTTAATACTTTTAGCTATATCTTTTTTTTTAAAAAATTTAGAATCTATTTGAGATATTCTTCCGCAGTAACGAAAACCTTTAAACACTTTAGTTTTATAAATAGCAAATCCGTTAAAAGCGGAATGACATTCTATAGTTTCATTTTTTTCAAATTTTTCATATATATATCTTTCCATTTCTTGTAAAACTAAAGTAGAAAAATCTCCATAACCCCATACATGCCACTTAAAATTATCTATAAGAAGAGCCCATTTATCATAATAATTACTAAGTTTATCTTTTGAGTTGTCTCCGTTAAATGAAATGGCGTCCCATTTTTTTTCAGAATTTAATACAACATCTATTAAATTTATATTCCAAGGTTTTGAATTAATGTCATCCGGATCCAGTACAATGTGGTATTCAATGTCTTCTAATGTGTCTAGATACTCTAAACATGCATTTCTTGCATTAGAGATTCTTTCTGTTCTATAAATAGAGTTGTTATGTATTAAATTTATAACTTTGTGTTTAAGTTTTAATTGATGTATGTTTTTTTTGATAATTTCATATGTATTGTCGATACAATTATCATATTCTACTATAAGAGTAATATCATACTTCATTAATTTTTTAATATTTTCAAATACTTTATCTAAATATTCTTCAATATTTCTACAAACCATGCATACGGCTATTTTCATTAACCTGTTTAAATATTAGTTTAAGACTTTAAATTCTATTTGTTTTTTTTCAAAAAGTTTAATAATGTCAAGAATTTTAAGATAACTAGATTCTGCTAGATACTTAGAATCTATATTATTATTAATTATTTTTAGATCCATGTAAAACTCTGTATCGTTAGATAAAATAAATTCATGGTACTTTTTCTTATAAGAAAAAATTTCTTTTGTATATCCAGTTTTAGGGCTTTCTTTTTTTTCTATTTGCGCTTTTGCAAATATATCATATGGGGAATCTGGGCATACAAGAATAATCGAATCAACTGTTTCAAAATTTTCTACATAGTCTTCTAGAACTACTTCTTCAGATGACTCCCAAGTTTTACAAGATTCTAGAAGATTAAAAATTTTGAGATAATTATCGTGATTAAATATTTGATTGTCAAATCCAAAGGCATCTGAATATTTTCCAATAGAAAATTTAATGGTATAATTTTTATTCTTTTCAATAAATTTCTGGATAGAATCCATAATATTTATATATAAATTTTCTCTTTAATTGGTTTAAATTTAGAAAATTATAAATTTACATTACGTTAAATGAATTGTATATTTACATGTGTATTTGTAAAGGAAGATTATGTTAAATTGTTTTCTTATTTATCTGAAAGTATTCTTATTTCTTCAAAATGTAAATTTAAATTCCTTGTTTATACAAGTACAAAATTTAAAAAACTAATTGAAAATTTTAGCTTTTATGATTCTAATATTTTCCAATTTATAGTAAACGATAATTATAATAGTGTAGACCAAGCTTGCAAATCCAGACTAGATTTGTTTATGCATGATGATATAAACAAATACGACAAAATTCTATATTTAGATTGTGACGTTGTAGTAAGAGATGATATAAATAAGGTCTTCGATTTATGCGCCGAAGAAAAAATTTATGCAGTAAAAGAAGGTAATATTACAGATTCTAACAACTATTATGGAAAAATACTTTTTGGTAAAGAAGCCGAAAATTATGAAGATAAAGAAGCATTTTCTAGTGGAATTTTACTTTTTAAAAATTGTCAAAAGGTAAATGAGCTTTTTTCAGAGATCAAAAAAGATATGAAAACAAGAGAACAACTATCGTTATTTCATGATCAACCTTTTATTATATATAATTGTTTTAAGTTTGATATGTATGATAATAAAGCACTTAATGATGTTGCGGTGTGCAATAATACTGATATCCACAAAATTATTCATCATTTTCCAGGGGCTCCTGGATATACTTCGAATAAATTAAAAATGGCCGAAAATTTTTCAAAAGAGATATACGAAAATAAAATTCAAAAAATTATAACTAAGACTAAAGAATTTATAACAAATAACTTGATACCAATTATAAATAATCTGAATGTTTTAGTAGAAGGTAATATTTTTATGCGTCATCATACTAATATTATTTCTGATGTATTTGAAAATAAAGTTAAGAATTTATGTAGAGTTTTATTAAACAAGAATAAAGCACAAAATGTTATGGAGATAGGTTTTAATTCGGGTTTTTCTGCACTTCTGATGTTAATGACAAACGAAAACATAACTTTAAAATGTTACGATCTTGGAGAACATGCATATACAAGACCATGTTTTGAAAAGATAGAAGAAGCTTTTCCTGGACGAATATCTATTTTATACGGAAATAGTATAGAAACTGTTGTAAATGAAACTGAAAAATTTGATATTATCCATATAGATGGAGGACATTCCGTAGATGTTGCAAGAAGCGATATTAAAAATTCTTATAAGCTTGTTAATGATAATGCTATATTAATATTTGACGATTATGATTTTCCCAATCTTAAGAAATTATGGGATGAATATGTTATAGAATATAATCTTAGACAGTTAGATTTTAATATATATCCAAGTCCTCATCATGATATTAAACTTGTAAATAATAAATCTATATAAAGTATTTTTTAATTTAAATTAAAAATGTTTTACATAATTGTCACAACTTGTATAAATAATAAAGTAGGAATTAAACATTATACAATTAGAAAAAATAGATACATTGAATGCATAAGAAATATAGTAGAAATTACAAAAAATCAAGAAGACATTAAAGTAATAGTAGTAGAAAATAATGGAAAAAGAGAGACTTATTTAGATAATCTTGGTTGCGACGTTATTTATACATCTAATAATTCATTAAACTTTCCAAACAAAGGAATGAATGAACTTTTAGATATAAAACACGTAATTAAGACGTATAATATTTCTGATGAAGACTTTATATTTAAATTAACTGGACGCTATAAAGTTCTTAATTTAGATCTAATAAATTTAGTTAAAAGACTTTCAGATAGATTTGAAGCATTTGTTAAATTCTTTAATGTATGTACTCTTAAGTTTCACGAAAATAAAGATGACTGTGTCTTAGGCTATTTTGCTATAAAATGTAAATATCTTAAAATGTTTGAATATGGAAAAAATGGAAACGTTTCTGGAGAATCAGATTTTGCTTTATTTGTAAATAATAATGTTAAAGATATTTTTAGTATTAGAAATCTAAGTCTAGAATGTTGCTTTGCTGATGATCTAAGAATATTAAACGTCTAGAAATACTTCTTTAAAAATTTTCATTACCTTCGCTTCTTCCCCAAATCATATAAGGCTGTTTCAGTTCCTCGTTCGCATAATTGATTTGACCAAAAACCAATGTTCATAATTATTATTTAATACATTTTATATTTTTAAATAGATTTATCTATAGTAAATACGAGGTCGTCGTATCTGCATTTATTTTTTCTTAAATCATAAGTTTTAATGTATCTTTTTAAACATTCGGGGACTGCATGTTCTAGTAGTTTAAAATGAGAAATATTCTGAACGTCTTCTATTATTAATATACCATCATCTGTAAGTAGGTTACTGTATAACTCTATAAATTTAATTTGCGAATTTAATGTATGGGGACCGTCGTCTATTAAAAAGTCGAATTTTATATTTTTAAGTTTTTCGTCTACGAAACTTTTATTGTAACCATCTGTCCCCGTATGAAGGATGATTCGATCGTCGTCTAAAAGTTCATCAAGGACTCTTTCCTTTTCAAGAATATCTACTCCATAAATCGTTGCCTCAAGAAAATAGTCTCTCCACATCATTAAACTTCCTCCATTTTTCTCTTTAAAATCGCCTATTCCAATTTCCAAGATATTTTTAGCTGAAGTTTTTATTCTACATAAAAGTCTTTCATAAAGTTCTAAATAAGAATGTGTAGTATTTTTATCGGTGTGTTTATCATCGCATATACGAGACAGCATTTATTTAATATTATTTTAAATAATTCCTAATTAAACCGCGAAATATTTAATTTAATTTCATTATTTTTATAAGTATTTTCTGGAAATGGAATATAATAATGATTTATATTACTAGAATAAATATTAGCATAAGAAACATTTTCTTTTTTAGTACATATCCAAAATTCAGGATCATTGTATTTACTTCCTATTGGCATATTTAATTGTTTGATATGGGAACTTTTTGACCACCAAAAATTACCAGAATAATGTATTTGATCTTTAGCTAGATTAACGCCTACGCAATCGTTAGTTTCTAAAATTTGTAAACATTCGTTGTGTCTTGATATATTAAAATGAATTAGATAATCTACCCAATCTTTTACGTTTTTATTTCCAATTCTTGTTATTCCCTTAGAATGTAAATAAAGACAAATAAATTCCTCTTTATTAGCGTCTTTATATAAATTATTGAGTGTAAATCTTTCATAAAGGTTTGTATTTGAATCAAAATGTATTTTCATTTTAGAGTCTAACATGTCTTCTGGAAAATTTTTTTTATCACCAAGACAGAAACATCTTATTTGATCTATTATATCATATAATCCACTTTCCTTTATTTTATTTAATATATCTTTGACTATAGATACCCAATTATTTATCATACAAATATGAAAATATACATATATAGGAATTTTACTTATCAATTTATTTATTCCTTCTTCTAGTTTAGTGTTTATATTCCATCCTAAACTCTTAAGTTTGGAATTACTTATGTAATATCTAACATCATTGAATGGACGATCTTCTATATATGTTATATAATCGTCAAACTTATCTGTATTTTTAATACTTTTAATTAAAATCTTAGCTAAATCTAATATAGAATATTCCATATTTTCGTCACAGCCTATATTATAAATTTCCCCTATATTACCATGTATTAAAATTTTAATAAAAGCTGAAGCTGTATCATCTGAATGTAAAAATCCTCTTTTACAATCACCTTCTCCTTGAATTGTTACCTTTTCGTTATTTTTTAGCTGTTTTATAAATTTTGGTATAACTTTCTCCGGATATTGATTTGGACCATAAACATTATTACCCCGTGTAATTATTATTGGTAATTTAAAAGATCTTATATAAGACTGTACTATCATCTCCGCTGCAGCTTTAGTAGCAGCATATGGATTTGTAGGACATAGTAAACACGTCTCGGTTTTGTGAATAGTATCATCAATATTAGATTCGCCATATACTTCGTCTGTGGAACAATGAATAAACTTTTCTAGAGTCTTACAATTTAATCTGGTCATTTCTAATAAATTATGTGTTCCAATAACATTATCGTATGAATATTGTATAGAATCTTCAAAACTTGTTTGTACGTGAGATTGAGCAGCAAAATGAATTACATGTGTTATAGAATAAGTATTAAATATTTGTTTAATAATTTCTTTATTTTGTAAGTTTCCTCTAATAAATTTATAATTGGCAGACTGTCTATGTTCTAAATGTATATTATTTTCGTTTCCAGAGTAATATAGAGCGTCTAAATTTATAATTTTATCATCTGGGAATTCTACCATGTATTTATTAATAAAATTGGAGCCTATAAATCCCGCCCCTCCGGTGATTAATAAAGTTCTCATTTTATTAATAAATTTATTTTAAAAACTAAATGTAATCGCGGCGAAGATTATACTTTTTAAAAAAGTTTATAATATTTATCCTGTTCATATTATAATTATCCATAACCATACCAACAGATCTTTCGCTTAGCCAAGAATCTATTTTAGTTTTAGTCAGTTTATTCTTAACATAAACTCTTTCTAATTCTAATATTTTACTTGTATTAGTCCTGTTTGCTATAAAACTAGAATGAGCACATCCTAATATTATATCTTCACCAGACGTTTCACTTATAAAATTTAATTTCGTATCTTTATATATATTTTTTAATAACGTATGACTTGCTAAGTGATCTCCGTCTTTTAGTCTCGCTGTATAATTAAAACTATAAACAGATGTTTCTATATCGCTTAAATCCATAGGATAAATAGGAACAAGGGAATCCTGTATAAACATATATACATCATACTCATAATTATTGTAAGCGTATAACCAAGCTCCTAATTCCCAGTTAGTATTTTTAATAAGATCAAGTTTAACATTCGCTGGAATTTTTGAAAACCCATCGGTTTTATCAGAATTACTATCTACTACAAGTAAGTCAAAATCTGGATAATATTTTAAAACATTATTTATACATTCTATTAATATATCCGTAGGATTCTTTGTAGATATTACACATAATTTCTTTGACATTTATTATATGAAATTTATTTATAATATGACTTTTTAAACCTAAATATTACATTAACATCTTATAATTTTTTGGAAGGTAATCATTCTCGTTTATTTTAACCCTTTTAAAGTTATGAGTGGTCTTATTATTTCTAAAAAATAAATCGTCGCAATTATCGATTTGTTTTTGTATTTTAGAAAGATCTGTAAACTTACTATTGTTATACTCTTGATGAGAAAAACTTTGTATCTTGTTTTTAATAAATTCAGGTGTTCCAAAATAAGAAAAATGCCACCCACATTTAATAGAACCTAATCTCATTTTATTATGAGCCATTCTTGCATGTTCACAATCTTTATTGAAAAATACATTGTATGTACCATAATTCAATAATTTACAATGAAACCATGAATCACCTTTACATTCTACATTATAATAATACATATCCATATTTAAACATATTATGTTATTTATAACATTTCCTTTGATCTTGTTTAGAATTTGTACATCTGGTATTTCATCACAATCTGCTATAATTAATAGATCATTATCTGTGAGTTCAATTTGATCAATTCCTTTGGATATACACCGTCTCTGAAAATGTTCATTATCCCATGCATTTCCTGTATTTGGCATGTCTTCTACCTTGATATGAATTATTTTATCTAGATATTTACTAAACTTATCTTTATTTTCTTCGAATGTAAATTCCTTTTCCTTACCAGAAAAAGTGTAATTAGCCTCTACAATAACAAAATTATCAACTACGCTATAAAGTTCTTCTAGTCTAAACTCCAACATTTTAAGTTCATTATAAAAAGTAAAACAGTCTATTATCTTCATATTAATATTTAAATTAAATTTTCTTTTTATATTTGATTAAGGGCAATTTTGTTAAAAGTTCCACGATTAATTATTTCCCTCTTTAAGTGATAACATAAATTTAGGTAAACCATGTAGTCTACTAGCTGTTCCAGCACAAGGTAAAAGTCCTATGATCATTTAGAATAGTTTATATTAAAATTATTTAAAAAAATACTTAATTTAAATATTATTAATGGAATCTGAAAACCAGTATGTGTCGAGCAGGGGAATATTAAAGTCATGTGATGTTTACTCTAACAATCCGATATCAAGTATCAAATTTATCACTGGTTATGAAAAAATAAGACCAGGTTGTAATTTATATATATGTGGTTCAGCCTTGAAAGATTTTATATTTAATTATCTACCTCTTATAAATTTTAAGTTTGTTTTAGTTTCAGGGGATTGTGACGAAGATATGCCTTTTGATGTTATAGACACAAATGTTTACGAAAAATTTATTACCGACGATAGACTTATACATTGGTATTGCCAAAATAATGTAGTTATACATCCTAAGATTACGATTATTCCTATTGGACTAGATTATCATACCCTCACGAAATATGCCATATGGGGACCAATTACAAGTTGTTCAGATCAAGAGAGAATTTTAAATAGTATTAAAAGTAATTGTAAACATTTCTCAGAAAGAAAATTATTGGGATATGCCAATTTTCATTTCTCCATGAATACAAAACATGGGTACGATCGTAAAGAAGCTATTGATAATTTAGATAATAACTTAGTTTATTATGAGTCAAAAAAAGTATTAAGATTTATATCGTGGAAAAAACAGTCAGAATTTGCTTTTTGTATTTGTCCACATGGTGGAGGTTTAGATTGTCATAGAAACTGGGAGGCTCTAATTTTAGGTTGTATACCTATAGTTAAGACTTCTAAAATTGATCATCTTTATCAAGATCTTCCAGTTCTTATAGTAAAAGATTGGAAAGATGTAAATAAGTCTCTGCTTGAAAAAACAATAAGTTCATTTAAAAATAAAAATTTTAATTATGAAAAATTAAAATTAAATTACTGGATTTCATTAATTAAAAACGCACATATTAAACCTACTTAAAGAAAAGAAACAGATATATTTATCTAAAAATGACAGATGTTGATAATGCCCAGCCTCTCCAAGAACCAGTCTCAACTTCTGAGAAGTTTGAAGTACTGCTTAAGGATTTATCTGCACATGTTGATGTAGGAAAAAGTCTAACTTCTCGTATGAAGGCTCTCCAGAAAGAAGTTTCAAAGGCTACGAAAACTAGTAAGCGGAGATCTGTAAAGTCTGAATCAGACACAGACTCAGAAGGTCATAAACGTCCATCCGCTCTTCAAAAACCAGTTAAAATTTCTTCAGAACTTTGTAATTTTCTAGAATTTGAACCTGATAAGGAATATTCTCGTCAAGATGTAACAAAGGCTGTAAACAAATATATCAAAGATAACGACATTCAGTGTAAAGATAATCGTCGTTTCATTAATCTAGAAGATACAGAAAAAGGAAGAAAACTTAAAGTGCTACTTCGTGAGCCAGACCAACCAGTAACATTTTTTAATATTCAGCGTTATCTAAAGCCACATTATCCTAGTAAGGAAGAACCTCCTAAGGTAGTCCAAGAACCTCCTAAGGTAGTCCAAGAACCTCCTAAGGTAGTCCAAGAACCTCCTAAGGTAGTCCAAGAACCTCCTAAGGTAACAAAACAAGCTGCTAAGGTAGTCAACAATCTAACAGAAGTCGTTCCCGATTTGGATGTAGTAGAAGAATCCCCAAAGGCTCCGAAGAGACGTGTTGTAAAACGTACAGCTCCTTAAAACAAAAATATTATAATAAGTCGTATTCAAAAAAATACAATCATATATTCATATCATATATTTATAAAAATATTTTTTCATTGGGGGAAAAAAGAGCGGTAATATTTGCAAATCAATATTTAAATATAATTTATTTAGGCTGTAAATATATTAATCAAGAAGAAATATTAAATTTAAGTCCAACTTTTATTTAATAATTAGTTTAAATTATTAACAGCCCACGTGGCGCAATTGGATAGCGCGCAAGACTTCTAATCTTGAGGTTCGGGGTTCGATCCCCCGCGTGGGCTGTTAATAATTTTTAAATATTCATTTATAGATAAATGAATATCATTAGTATTATATTTATAATATTATATTTTATATACGTTATTTTAGGAAATCACATAATTGCAAAAATTATTTTTAATGAATCGGATAAATTTTCAATAGTTCCTCATCAAATACTTAAAAGAAGTATATTTATAACATATATAAGCCTATTGTCAGTTGCTTATACTTTAAATTATTTTAGTACTACAAATTGGTTAATTTCTTTTATATTATCAACCGTTTCTTTAGTGGCTTTTTCTATAAAATGGAGTTCTAGAGGTTTTGTTATTCCTCCTAATGGTAATTATTATGCAACTGGAATAATAGAACACTTTTTAATTATTATACCTCTTTTATTTTTGATACACAATTTAAATTTTAATTATATTAATTATAACAAGCTTATTATATTTTTATTACTTTTAATTATTTATAGTATTTTACATCCCATTTTATATGCTTATTGACATGCTACTCCATTTCTACAATACCATTTATTAATTCCAGAATATTCACATAATATATGAATTAAAAATCCTGTTAAAAATAAAGAAAGTTCCATTATATAATATTTATTCCAATTTTTACAAGTTTTTGATAAATCAGTATATGATAAATTAGATATTAAAAATCCTACTATATTTCCAATGATTACTGTTAGAATACCTACTGTTACAGCCTCTAATATAATATACATTTATTATTGTATAAATAAAAAAATAATAATAAATAGTAAATGTCTAAAGAAATTACATCCCTTCTTTTGAAGAAAAAAATAAATACAATTAAAAATCCAAAAAAATATCTTATAGAATGTTTGGCTAAACAAGGTTTTATAAAAGAAGAGATAATTCAGCCAGAAATAATTAATTATGACGAATGTCAACTTTGTAATTCTTCTAATTTTATATATACTACACATGAGAAAACATGTAAAAAATGCGGAATTGTAGCCGGTTCTTCTAAAAATCCTTATCAAGCTTATAAACAAAATTTAAATTTTACCAAAGGGACATTTATAGAACCAGGTACAGAAATAATTAATGTAATTAAAGATGGAAAAATTGTAAAAAGAGATCTTTCAAAGACAAACACATTTAATTCTTTAGATCCAGAAGAAAAAAGAATAAAACAAAATGTTGACTCTCTAAATAATATTTTAGATACAATTTCTGATAAATTTAATCCATTATTATTTGATAATATAAGAAAAGAAATAGTTTCTATTTGGTATAATATTTTAACCATAAAGAAAGATCTTAGAGGAAAAGAAAAACTTGCACTTATGGCTTGGTCTATTTATTATCCTATAGTATATAACAATTTAAATATAAATATCCAAAAAATTGCCACTATATTAAACATACAAGTAGGAGATATTTACAGCTATAACTTTATTATGAAAGATATTTTTGATAAAACTCCTTTTGAAAAGTATATATTAGTTAACATCGGAACTACAGTTTCTATAGACCTAAGTCCAGAATATATAGCAAAAATAAAAGAAATCAAAAAAGATTTAAAAGATTATATAAGTAATCCTATTAAAACAAAAGAAGAATTTGGAATTATATATTATTTATCAAAAATAAAAAATGATAAAAAATACACACTTAGTTTATTATCAGAAAAATCAAATATCAGTCCAAACATAATTTCTTTAGAATCTGCCAAAATAGAAAAATTTTATAATAAAAACGTTTCTAAGAGAAATAGATTACTTTGAAACGAATATTATTTTTGATATTTGTTCATATACAAAATTAAAATTATTAATATTTCCTTCTTTTTTAATAGATTTATAAAGATCTTTGAATAAATCAATTTGATATTCAGAGAGTATATTTTTTTTGTTTTCTTTATTTTTTTCAATTATATTTAAAATTTTAACATCTGAAATTTTTGTAATTCCATAAAATTCAGGTTCTTTATCAATGTGATTTTTAAATTTTGATATCGATTCTAATTTATCATATAAAACTTTATCTTCTAGAGTTTTTTCATCGAATGAATTATATTCTTCTTCATTTTCTGAATCATAATCGTTTAGTTCAAAGAAGTTCATATTTTACAATTTTATTTGTTTCATATTTTTAAATAGTATTTTTTTAAACAATATTTACAATAATAAAATCTAATATAATATTTATATTTTCAGTATGTGATAGATCATAAGTTATTTTATTAACTTCACAATTATTGTCTGATAATTTTTTATAGCAAATATCTTGATATTTAGGGTTATAAACATCGTCTCTTAAACTTTGAAAAATACTAAATACCTGTTTTGTATAATTACCTGAAAAATAAGAATCTAGAAAAATAGTATCAATACATATTACCTTTTTAATTTTAAACGATAATTTAAGAGAAACATCTATTGCTATTGTTCCTCCCTGTGATATACCTATTATAAAAATTTTAGAAGGATCTATTATCTTACACTCTTTTTCTATTAAATCTTTAACTATAGAAACATTAGAGTTAAAATCTTTTAAGCATATAGAATCGTGTTTTAATAAATTATTATTCCATGTATAATATTTATACCAAGAATTTATGTTATCTTTTACAGAAATTGGTATAATAAATTTTATTCCTCTTTTTTTATTATTTAAATCGTTTATAATTCTATATATCTCTTCATCTCTTTGATTAAAATAATGTAAAAAAATAATAGTTTTTAAATGAGTAAATTCCGGTTTTAATATATCTATCTTCATATATAATAATATTTCATGTTTTTTTCATTTATATTGATATATTTTAATATAAAAGGTTCGTTTATTTCATAAATTTCATCTTTTTTAACGAGAAATGAATCATTATTTTTAATTATAAACAGGTTGTACATTTCATTTGTATACAATCTACCAGGATCAAAATATTTTTCAAAAGAAATGTCTGAATTATACTCATTGAACTTATCTATTTTTTTAATTTGGTTATTTTTAATCTGAAAATCTATATTCACAGTGGGTAAAAAATTGAAAATTTCAAGTAATAATATAAATGATATCGTAAATATTATAACGTACATTATATTTTTAATAAGTTATTTTATTCTTAAATATTACGATAAATAAAATAACTTAAAGACTTCAACTATATATGATTATCAGAATAACATGTCCCAGTCAATGATCTTGCTACCAAACGAATTCGATGCCAATAACGTAGTTTTCTTGCCACCTAAACAGAACAAACAAGGAGGTAAAAGCGTATTGATTAATTATAAGGCAAATGATAAATCTGTTCCTTATCATCTACAAACTTGCAGGGTGCGCTTGCCCTTCGGAATTGATCAAAATAAGCAAGAAAATGGTGGGATTAAATATCATGTTTCTTTTTCACTGGCTAACGATTCTACTGAAAACGAACAGCTTAAAATTTTTACTAATAATATCCGAGGTGTAGATGAAATGGCAAAGCAATTTCCCCAAAATAATGAATCATGGTTTGATAAAAGATTGAAGCCAGAAATCGTAGAAGAATTTTATAAATCAGCAGAAAAATTTCCTAAAGATCCAAAGTGGCCATCCACTCTAAAGGCAAAGTTACCTTTCGATCGTAAAGGACTTCCCCAATTTACTCTTTACGATGAACATAGAAAACCTATCGAACTTTTGGATGGAGATGGAAATCTAAATTTAGATTGTATACCAAAAGGCTCAGAAGCAGTATTTCTTTTGCAACCAACTGGAGTATGGTTTGTGGGCAAAACTCAATATGGAGTTGCATATAAAGTTGTTCAAGGAAAAATCTATAAAGGTAATAAACTATCTGGGTATTCTATTGTAGAAGAAGAGGAGGAGGAAGAAGAAGAATACGAAGAATTCACAGAGTGAATAAAAACTGAATAAAAACTGAATAAAAACTGAATAAAAACTGAATAAAAACTGAATAAAAACTGAATAAAAAATTATTTATAACTTATAAATTAAATATTTATAACTTATAAATTATAAATGGATATATATACTCAGACTTCTATCTTTTTAATTACACTAATGTTTATAATATCAGGATTTAATAAAGTATTAACCTTTGGTGAATCCGAAATGCTAAGACTTTCTAATAAAACTGGGTTAAGTTTAACTATTGCAAAATATACTGTTCTTTTTGCTGGTTTATATGAATTGATTTCATCAGGTATGATATTATATGGTTCTTATTTTAATAATGTTAATATTGCCACTAGTGGCACAATTGGTTTAATTATTTTTACTTTTTTGGCCACTTTAATTTTTTATACGTTCCCTCTTAAATACAAACCACTCATGTCAAATTTAAGTATAATGGCTGGGTTATATCTTATGTTGAATATTTGCTTTTTTAAGAATGAAACACTTTTTTAATATTAAATTTTTTAATGAAATTTTCACAATTATGACAAGGTTTTGAATTTAAACATTCTCCTAAACGATTAACTCTAATTATAACGAGTTCACATTTTTTAAGTTCTTCAGTAGAAATTTTTTTTAATCCATTTTTTATCGCACTTATTTCTGCGTGAATAGAATTTTTTTCGTTATAACTAGAGTTAATGTAAGTATTGTACCCCTTTCCTACTATTCTACCCCTATAAATAAGAACTGCTCCGTGATTAAAATTCATTTCAGACTTCAGCGCTTGATTATAAGCCTCTTGAAAAAACAGTCGATTAATCATTTTCAAAATTATTTATCAATAGACTTTAAATTATTTATTTTTTTGCAATTTTATGAAACAATGTCAAAGGCAGTTGAAATATCGTAATTAGTTGGAACATTTTCTGAAAAAACCGGTGAATAACTTACATCAGTACTAGAAAAAACCCACAATAAAAATATAATTAAAAGAATACCAACAATTACTAACACTAGTGTAAAATCAAATTCAATATCGGTCTCTTCGTTATCAGACATTTAAATTATGAAAATATTTTATTTACGTGATTAATTACGAAAAAATTTATTTATTAACTAATTAAAAATATAAATTATAAAATGTCTTATCGTAGAAATACATTTATTACAAAAGCAGCAAACTATCTCGACCTATCAGAAAAAGACGTTAAAATTTTAAATATAGAAAAAGGAATTTTCAATTCTACGATATCTTTCTGTAAAGAAAATAACTATGAAGTTAAATGGTCTTCTCCAGAATTTTTAAGAAAATATTCTACTACAGCGAGAAAAATACTTGCAAATTTGAGTTATACACCAAATTCTAATGATTTTAAAAAAAGCATTTTAAACGGAGTAGTAATCCCATATGATATAGCATTTTTTTCCAGAGAAGATTTTTTTCCAGAACTCTGGGATAAACTTAAAAAGATTACGATGGATAAAATAACAATCAAAGAAGAAGAAATAAGCGACGGAATGATAAAATGTAATAAATGTAAATCTAAAAAGACAGTTTATTATCAAATGCAAACTAGATCTGCTGATGAACCTATGACCACTTTTGTAACATGTACAAGCTGTAATTTTAAGTGGAAATTTTAATTTTTAAAAATAAAATCATTAAAATAAATGGAAGACGCTTCTGAATTAAAACTAGAATGTCTAGTATGCTTTGAAGATAAAAAAATAGATTCTATAACATTTTTACCATGTATTCATTTTATTTGTTCTAAATGTCATGATAAACTCGTTAAAAACGAATGTCCTTTCTGTAGAAATATTTTAAAAGAAGAAAAAGAAGATTCATTTTCAGAAACAGGAAATGAATACGACGACGTACAATTTGAAATTTTAATAACAGATCGAGAATCTAGAAATAAAAAGAAAAAATCAAAGAAACATAATAAAAAATTATTAAAAGTGGTTAATGAAAACAGGGAAATGATAATTTCTGTAGAAAGAAATACTTATAGAATACTAGATACATTAGAAAATCATAATCCTTAGGGATTAATTTACTTAATTTAAAATATTTCATCTTATTAAGATGTCTTTTATAGTTAGACAAAAAGTCAAAGATAAATTTAAATATATAGGAGCTACAAATAAAGATCTTGAAAGAATTAAAAATCTTAGAATACCGCCTATGTGGAAAAATGTTAAAATAGATCCTTCTGTAGATAGTAAGATACAGGCTATTGGATATGATTCAAAAGGAAGAAAACAGTATATATATAATAAAAATTTTATAGAAAAATCAAAATATAAAAAATTTAAAAAACTTAATTCTTTTGATTATAATAAATATTCACGTGTATTAAATCATTATATCTTAAAAAGAGACTTGTCTAAAAATTGCGTTATAGCAAATGTATTAAAATTGATGGAAGAATTAAATATTAGAGTAGGAAATGAATCTTATAAAAAAGAAAATGGCACATATGGTATAACAACGATGTTGAAATCTCATTTTAAAGAAAATTCTCTCATATTTATAGGAAAAAAAGGTATACTTCACAATAAAAAAATTAAAAATTTAAAAAGTTTAGACTTTATTAAAAAAGTTCTTTCTATAAAAGGAGAATATTTATTTTATGATTCTACTGGAACTAAAATAACTTCTAAAGACTTGAATTCTTTTATAAAAGAAAAAATACAAACTAATATAACATGTAAAGATATCAGAACTTATTGTGCAAATAAAATATTTAAAAATTTTATGAATAATACTAAAAAAGGTACTACAAAAATAGAAAGAAAAAGAAATATAATAAAAGGAATAGACTACACCGCAAAAGAATTAGGAAATACAAGAAAAGTATGCAAAGATTCTTATTTATCTCCTGATATTATAAATAAATATATTTAGAAAAATATATTATGCAATTACAAATGTTATATTTATTAACTTTTATAATTTCTATAAATAAACCTTATTGGTATAATCCTGATATTCATAATCTTGGTAATATCGGAAATCTTGGAACACTACATTCATTAAGTACTCCCTTTTTTACAAAAATGATAGATAATGTAGCGTATAAAGGAGTAGATATAAGAAAACAAGTATATAATACTTTTGAGGGAGATGTACTAGATATGTGCTGCGGAACTGGATTTTCTACTAAACCAGGAGCCACAGGAGTTGACACTTCTACTGAAATGTTAAGATTTTCTAATTTGTTTAATCCAGGTAGTATTTATAAATTTGGAAACGCAGAAACATTTGGTAAAGATTTAGAATTTGATATAGTTTCGTGCATGTTTTCTTTTCATGAAATCCCAGAGGAGGGTCATTTTAATATAATAGATAATTTTATTAGAATTTCTAGAAAAAAGATAGTGATAGTTGACATATCAACTAGTTATAAACCTTCTAAAATGATGCTATCAGGAGAACCTTATATTTTAGATTATATTTCTAAAATAGACAATACGTTACACGATTTTAATAAGATTAAATTACTTGATAAAAATGTAGATATGTGGGTATATGAAAAATAACATTATTTTTAAAAAAATATTAATATATAAATAAATGATTAAGATTAAAAGATTAGTTAAATTAAAACAAGATAAAAAGAAATATCAAATAATTTTTGAAAAGAATGGTAAAGAGTATAAACGTAAATTCGGCGCAGCAGGAATGTCTGATTTTACTATACATAAAGATAAGGAAAGGAGAGAAAGATATATATCTAGACATAAAAAAGATCTTAAAACAGAAGATCCTGTAAAACCTGGTTATTTAAGCATGTATATACTTTGGAATAAACCAAGTTTAACAGAAAGCTTTAAAGATTACAAAAAAAGAATTAATATTTATAATCGAACTGGTAAATTTCCCACAAAAATATCCGGGAGTAAAAAACTATCATTTGGTGCCATAGTTCCATTCGAAGACACTAGCTTAAGAGTTTTACCATCTGATATACAGCAAATGATACAAAGAAATGTATCTGCATCTGATATACAAAAAGTTCAGAGAGGGAAAATGATAAGAAAAAATCCAGAAAATATGATGACTAAAAAATTTCTCAAACAACTTCTTTGGAAAATGAATGCAGAATATGAAAATCCAGAATATGCGACTGAACAGATGACTTCAGAAGATGGAGAACCATGGCTTGTTTTAGACCCTGCGAACAAAAAAACTGCACAATGGCTTTATTATGCAGCTACTATTTTAACTTCTCAAGATTTTGACAATGATGAACTATGGTATAAATGTTTAGATCATATAATGGATGAATTTGTGGATATGGATCCTGATAATATTAGATATAGAGGAGAGACTGCTGTAAATTTAACATCTTCACAAGATAATCTAGAAGTTCTTTTAGAAACTTTAGGACATTATGTAGATTTTGATGAACCTCGTTGGTATGTTAGAGCTTTGCTTTGGCTTAGAGAAGAATATGCAACTGGAAATGCATTTGGAAAAAGCAAAATACCAAGTAATGTAATAAATAAAAAATTATACTCTTCTATTAAATCTAAAATCAAAAAGTCCATAAAGGGTAGAAGATGGGGAGCTTATGATTCTGGAAAATTAGTAAAAGAATACAAGGCATTAGGCGGAACATATTCGGGTAAAAAAGGAAAGACAAATCTTGGTAGATGGTATAAAGAAAAGTGGATAGACGCATGTGCATGGCCTAAAATTAAACCTTGTGGTAGAAAAACTAAGTCTAAAATTGCTTATTGTAGACCAAGTAAAAAAATAGATTCTAAAACTCCTAAACTAATTCAAGAATTTACTAAAAAAGAAATTAAATCTAGATGCGAAAGAAAAAAGAAGAACCCAATGAAAAGAATATTAGATCCTGTAAACAGTTCTTCAAAATTCGGAGACATTAAAAAAATAAGACAAGATATGTATAATGATATATTTTTATCACAAAGTTCAGATATGGTTAAAAATGTAATAGATACTTTAAATAAAAGATGTCCAAATGCGTTAAATCCAAAATTATCTGATAAGGAATGTGCTAAAAGGGTTACTGAACTTATGTTAAGTATATATTTTACAATGATCAAAACGGGGGATATTAAATTATCTACAAAACGTAAAAAAGAAATTAATTCTTCTATAAAAACAATAGCTAAAACGTATGGAGCGCCATCTATGCTAAATCTTAGAAAAAAATATTTGATAAATGAATTTTTAATTGGGCTTCAAGGGGGATACTTTGGAATGATTTTTCAAGGAAAACTAGCGAATGATATATTAGAATCTATAATTACATAAATAAACTTAAAAATATTACATTATACTAATTAAATGGAAGAAATTTTACCAGCCCTTACTGCTGGACTAGTTTCTACTATAATATGTAATCCACTTGATACAATTAGAATAAATTATCAGTTGGGAAATAAGATTAGATATGATATAAGCTATATGTATAGAGGTATACATTACGGATTGATAGCAATTCCATTGTTCTGGACCTTTTATTTCCCAATTTATAAAAAATTAAAAGAAAATAAAATTCCTATTCCAATTTCAGCTTATATATCTTGTTGCACTGCTAGCACTATTTCTACTCCATTTTGGGTACTTAGACAAAATTCTCAGACAAATAAAACTATTCCTTTTTCTATTAATAATCTTTACAAGGGATTATTACCTACTTATTTATTAAATCTCAGTTTTACTGTACAAATTCCTATATATGAATATCTTAAAAATAATGAATATAATACTTTTATATGTACATCTTTATCAAAAACAATTTCAACTTGTATATTTTATCCCTTCGATACTATACGTGCAAGAATTAGAGATGGCAAAATAGCAATTAAAAAAATAAACTATTATCGAGGAATTTCTATTTATTTAATTAGAAGTTTGCCTTATCATATTTCTATTTTTTGTACATATGAGCATGTTAAAAAAAATTTAATGTAAGACATTGCTTGCAGATAACAGTCTGCTAAATCATCTTTTTTCTTATTATTTTCAAAAAAATTCTTATGAGATTCTAATAAATATCTAGTATGTTCAATACCTAAATTTTTATTTTGTCTATATTTACTTTTAGTTTTGTGTTCTATGGCTATATCACAACATTTAAGTTTATATTTTGCATGATAAAATAAAATGTTTATTTTTTTATTCTGTTCATGCTGAATTCTAAGTACAAAATAAACATATATAGCAGTGCTCATTGTTCTCATCTTTGGATTAAAAGAAGGTTGTTTTTCTAGTAGAATAATATCAGAAAGTAATAAATGCGGTAAATCATCTAATTCTTTGATAACTTTTAGCGTTTCATTTTTATCAGTACAGTCTATTATATGCCAATCTAGTATAGTTTTGTCTTCAGTATCTATCATACAGTAAGCTAAATTTTTAATACCTATATCAAACGAAAGAATTATCATTTATATTTAAAATATATTTATGTTTAAACTATTTTAAATATAGATTTTGTATAAATTTTCTATTTTATATTCTGAATCAGTAGATAAATAATGATCTACTGGTTCTATATTATCAACTATAAAAACAAATTCTTCTTTTGGCAATATTAGAAAAGAGCAACAATTCCCCATTATTTCATATTAATAATTGGTATTAAACTTTCAAATTGTTTTATTCTCTTTTTCTTTTCTTTTTTTAAAATATTTATATCATTTATATCCCATGATATAAATATAGAGGAACTAGTTAATTTAACCGCGCAATATCCTTCAGAAGATAATATATTTAATATGAAAAATGTTAGCTCTTCTATGTCATATTTTGCATAACCAAACATATAAATAGGGGTATTATATATAAATTTAAGTTGACCATTTTTAGATAAAATATTAATTTTTTCAGATAATTTATTTAATATAACCTTTTTCAAATCTGTTAATCTAGATAATTGTCTTTTTTGTAGATTTATAGCATGTCTTAATTGAGACATTTAATAGATAAATAGAATTTAAATTTTTTAAAAAAGCGAAACATTTATTCAATTTCTTCTTCTGATTGTTCTGATTCTTCTGATTGTTCTGATTCTTCTGATTCATCTTCAATTCCTTCTTTTTTGGTTACTTTTAAACTATCTTTTTTAGATTTAAGTTCTTCAAAACTTTTTATCTCACCGGAGTCTAAAAAGTCTTTTCCATTTTCAATTTTTTCAATTGGTCTCTCAATTGGAACAATTGGTATTTCTTCTTCTGGTTCTGGTTCTGGTTCTGGTTCTTCTTCTGGTTCTGATTCTTCTTCTGGTTCTTCTTTCAATTTTTTTACATCATTGTTTCCTTCAAAAACTCCAGAAAGATATTCATTGAGTATTAATTGTATAGGTATCTGATTACCAATTGTATCTGTTATAGATGTAGAAATCATATTATAAATTTTTTCCTTTTCTTGTTCTATTATACGAGGATTATAATAAACCTTTTCACTTATATTAATTATTATTTTGTGTAAAAATGTATTTAAATTTGGAACTTTTATTTTAATAGATTTATCGTCTACTGAGAGTCTAACACAAGCTAATATTTTAACATGGCTTACAAAAATGGCAGTAATAAGATCCATTAGATAAGGATGAGAGTCCTTTATTTTTTTAAGTTTTTCATCTAATTTATAATCAGTCCAATTTGGAACAAGTTTAAGCTCAATTTGAAATTTTGATAAAGATATTCTATTTTTTTTATTTTCAGACTGAGATTGAAAAAAAATACCTTTAAGTATATCATACATTTTTGGCTGTAAACAATAAATTAATTGTTTTGTATATTCTTCTTTAGCCGCTACTAAAACATTTACATTTAAACTTTCAGTCATTTATTAATAGTATTTTTAAAAAAATTAAATTTTAACCTTAAAATTTAATGTTATATTACATCAAACAGTAAGTATGTGTACACCAATTAAAAAACAAGTAACGTGGATAATAGATAAAAGATTTATGGAAAAAATATATAAAAGTTTATACAAAGACTCAGATGAAATAGCGGGTAAAATATTCTTCGAAGATTATTTATGTAACAAAGAAGTATGTAATAAAAAAATAAAGGATTATACAATATCAAAAGGAAATGGCGCTTCAGTTTTAACTCCCTTTGGAATAATAAATTTTCATACTCATCCTAAATCTGCTTATGAAGGCGAAAATGCTAAATATGGTTGGCCGTCTGGAGAAGATATGAGACAATCTTTAGAGTTTGCAGATAAAGGATGTTTAGTACATCTTGTTTTTACGTTAGAAGGCGTTTATGTTATAAATGTATTAAAATTAAATATTAATAAAAAAGATAAACAAATTCTAGAAACTGTTTTAAAAATGACCCATATATTTAGAAGCAGTAACCAAAAAGAACAATATAAAAATTTTATAAAATTTATGGGGAAAACCGATTCTAGAACTACTTTAGACATGTGGTTGAAACTTGTTAATAATTTAACTCTTAAAAAATTATATAAAATGTACAATTTTTTAAATAATAAAAAATTAACCATACCCAACGATAAAAGTAAAATTTTTAATGTAAGTCTTGTTAAAAACAGTCCGGATATAAAATTCAAAGCAAATTTTATAGAGGCTAATTGTCATTACAAATCTTTTTATGGTCATTCCTATCAACGAAATAAATCTCTAAAGAATCATAAAAATTTATAAGTATTCCTGAATTACAGTTAAGATTATTTAAATACTTTCTTAATTGATTAATTTCCTTGTTGTTTATTCTTGCATTTTGAGATTTAAGCTCTAAAATCATAGAAATATTATTTTCGGAGTAAATAACTATATCAGCTCTTTCATAACCAACGTTTATATTTTTATATAAAATTGGTACTACAACTTCTTTTTGAATAATTATACCTCTTAATTGAAGTTCTGTTGAAAGAGCATTTTGGTATATATTTTCTTTATAGTAATTACCAAGTTCTTTTTCCACTGAAAAAATACTTTCTTTTACTTCTTCGATCATTAATCATAATTATATTTTTTCTTTAAGTTTTTAAAATAAAGTTATATCTTCTATTTTCTTAATTATTTTTTCTTCTTCTAAAGATCTAGAATGTTCTTCTAAGTCTTTAATCATATATTCATTATTTTTACTATCATCCTTAATTTTTATTTTAAATTCATCAATTTCAAATCTTATAAAAAAACTAGTTTTCGTATAAACAACTCCTAAACAATTTAAAAGGGCTATACCGTTTATTTCAGATTCCAAAACATCTACAGAATATTCATTTTTAGAAGAGAAAAAAATAGTATTTTCATCAAAAAAACAATGTAAGACAGAGTCTACAATAGCATCTTTATAAATAGTACGACAATCTTCTTCAGATATTTCTTTATCAAACCATTTTTTACTATTTTCAGAAGTCTTTAGAATTACTTCGTTTGCTATAGCTTTTATAGTGTCTAATTCTTCTTCTTTTAGAAAGAGTTTAGCTTTACCCTTCTCTTTATTTAAAATTAATTTAGTTTTTTTAACTTGAAATTTTAATTCAGAATCATTATTTACAATTTTAGAAAAATAAACGTCATTTTTTGTTTTAATTGGATTGAACAATTTTAAAGAAATTTCCATTTAGTTATATTTATATAAAATAAAAAATATAGACAAACGAACTAAAGTTTCATACATTGATGTAAATAGACATCACTATTTTTAATATAAAATGAACATAATATCCGAGACTCTCTGTTTAGACTATTTTTAGAAATTTTATTATGATTTGAATCAAAAAATAAAGAATCAGATTCTATTTTAATATCTAAAATGTTTTCATCGATAAAATTTAAATTTAAATCAAGTTCTGTATATTTTCTTTTGATATACAAAAGTATTTCTTTTAATCTACTAGACTTAATAGAAGAGTCAAGTTCTATTTTTATCGAGTTTAAATCTTTTTCCGAATTATTTGTAGCATTAACAATAGGGGATTTTATAATTAATAAATCTTCTTTATAAAAAACAATATTGTTTTTAATTTTTATATTTAATAAATCTATATTTTTAATAGATATCATTTTATAATATAATGGATATTATAATTATGTATACATACCGAAAGGAGGTTTATCTATAATAGTTTTTCTAGAAAGTATAAATATTTCAACTGCTTCTAAAAAATCAGAAATATTTATATTATATAAAGTTTCTCTTCCAAAATTTTTTCTAGTATTTATAATCATAGCTTTTTCGATAATACTATTAATATCTCCTCCGTTTCCATTAAATAATGATAAATTTTTATTTATAACATTAATAATTTCTTCTTTTTTACAAGAAGTTTCCCAATCTTTTTCTTTAATTTGTTTAAAGTAAATTTCTGCTAACTCGCTGCATGTATAATTTTCTATAGTAAACGTCCAAGGAAATCTTCTACGAAGCCCGGGATTTACAGAAAAAAATCTTTCATCTAATTCTTTTTTATACCCTGCTATAATACATACAATTTTATCAGAGTTTTCTGTTAAATATTCATTTAACGTATTTAGACATTCTTTTGCATACATATCATCTTCTCCATCTTTTAGACCAAGTGAATAAGCTTCATCTATAAGAACTACCCCATTTTTACATTTATTAAGAGTTTTTGTAGTTTTGTTAGCAGTATGTCCAAGAAGTTTTGCGATAAGATCTGTTCTTTTTACTATGTTAAATTTTTCTGTTTTAAAAATACCAAGTTTAGAATATATTTTGGATAATAACCTTGATACGGTTGTTTTACCTGTTCCCGGAGGGCCCTCCAGAACAGTATGTAACATTATTTTTTCATTTACGCCTTGTACGAAAAATAATATTTGATCTACTATTTGTTGTTTAAGTTTGTGTAGACCTATCATGTTATTTAGTTCATATAATTCTTCTAAAATATTAGGTAAATGGTTAATTTTAGAAGGTAAAAATCTTCTATTTTTTTTAGGAGGTAAAGGCTTTGTACTATAATCTTCAGTCATTTTAATAAGAGCATCAAGAGAATCTAGTACATAATCTTCTATATCAAAATAAGACTCTTTAGACACCTCAAAACTTTTCTTTCTTTTCATTTACTTAAAAATAATATTTATTTTTAAGTTAATATCATGATAAATACTTTAATTGAGGAAATAGATGAGAAAGAAAACAAAAATACAAAACAAATTGTAAAAAAATTTGAATCAAAATTATGCAAATATTTTAAATATTATACTAATAGTTATGGATTTGAAGACTTTAAAATGAATGAATTAGATTATATTATATTATATAATATGTGGAAAAATGTTAATATTATTGGAAATTTAGACACTTATCTAATAATAATATATTCTTATTTTAAATTAGAGGACTTTCATTTTCCAATAAATATATTTAATTGTGATTTAGAAAAAATATGTAAAGTAATTACAAAAACAGAGGTAATAAAATTAATGAATAATTATCTTTACATATTATAAATGTATAAACTGGGTATTACTTCTAAACAGGGGGCACCTCCTATATTATTAGACTATAAAAATGATATAGTATCAGAAGACGATTATGTACTGGGGTCTACTATATTTGTAAATAAAGATACACTAGAAGAAGTTACTTCATCTTCAAAGGTAAATAAATTAAAACCGGATAAACATTGGCAAATATATCCAATAAGTCTTTATAATAATGCTGATAGTGCATTACCATTAGGAAGTGTATATACCAATTTTATAGCACCTAATAATCCAGGGCATTTTTTGAGATATGAAAAATCAAACACTCCTGGATCAAAAGAATATTCAAAATTATTATATAATTTTATGGAATCTCAAAAACCAAAGAAGAAGCCGATGTATACAAAAGAAAAAATGAAAAGTATTGAAAAAAGTATTAAAGATTCTAATGTCAAACTTAAAAGTCTCGAAAGGGAACTCTCTAAATTAAAAGTTTCTATGAAGCGTCAAAAAAACATCGATAAACGTAATAACTTTACAGATCCAATAAATAAAATTTACGAATCTTCTGAAAAAGATCTTCAAACTAAAATTGAAAAACAAAACCAAATAATTACAAAATTAAAAAAGGATTTAATTCTTTATAAAATTAAAAAGATTTAAAAATTACTTTTATTTATAATAAATGGATTTTATTGTTCCTTATGAATATAAAACTATTTTTTCTACAGAATTTCAATCAAATCAAATAAATAAAATTATTTTAAAATTTGTAGATAAAAACAGTATTATAACAGATGCAACTGCTTGTATCGGCGGAAATTCTTATTTTTTTGCAAAAGATTTTAAATCTGTAAATTCTATAGAAATAAATAATAATGTGTTAGAAATATTAACTTTTAATTTAAAAAGATTCAATAATATAAAAATTTACTCATGTTCTTTTAATATTATTAAATTCATTCTAAAACAAGATGTTATATTTATAGACCCTCCGTGGGGAGGATCTAAGTATAAAAATATAAAAAAGATAGATTTATACTTAGATGATTTAAATATTATTGATATAATAGACTCTTTATATAACTATACTAAAATAGTAGCACTAAAAGTTCCAAATAATTTCAATAAAAGTAATATTTCAGATTTTTTTTGGAAAAATAAAACTTTTTCAATTAATAATTATGGGAAATCTATTTATAAATTAATTATTTTTTATAAAAGAACTTAAAGAAATTTTATAGTTATTATTATGAAATATTTGTATGGTTGCCCGAGTGGTCTAAGGGGACAGACTTAAGATCTGTTGGCGAAAGCCTCGTGGGTTCGAACCCCACACCATACAAATATTTCATTTATTTTTTTTTACATTGGTACAAAAGAAGCAAGTAAAACTGAAAGGAACACGAGTAGAGCTACTACAATTGAAGATACTAAAGGAGCTCTAACATGAAATTGGAACATTTTTTTAAATTCAGAAAGAAATAAATTAGAATCCACTCCTGGTAAAATATCTACAACTTTAACTCCTAAGTGTGGAACAGTTAAATTAAGTAAGACAGCTACAATCACCGCGATTAAAACGAACATTTAATATTACTAAATATTTTTTTTTAAACAATAAAATTTTTTGAATTTTTAAGAATATCAGAATAATATTTTGCAAATTTTAATATTTTGCAAATTTTAATATTTTAGATTGTAATTCTGAAGGAGTACCGTCTAAAAGAAGATTATTTAACTCTTCTACAGATTTACTAGGATTCAATATTCTTAAAATAGTAAACATTAGAGACCAAGTTACACAATATCCAAAACGATTATCTTTATTAAATGATCCTGTTTTCATCTGTGGTCCAAAATAAGGACATAAAATTTCAAAATCAATAAATCTAAATTCTGGTTAAATTTTTGATTATTGGACTATTTTCTAAAACACTCTTACCTGTATTAGGATTTACAAGTTTCAAGATCTTTGGGACACATTTCTATAACATTCATTTAATTTTAAATGAATATTTTTTTCTAAACTTTTTCGAAAGTTTAGTTCTTTCCCCCAAAAAAGAATGATATTTTTCTGCTAATTTATAAGACATTTTCTTTTTAGTTTTGAGAACTCTAAGACGAACCATGAGTATCATAGCTACTTGTTTAATTCTTTTATGAGTATATTTTCCAGATTTATAAAGACGTTCTAATTTACGAATAGTATTTATAGTATCTGAATAAGTTTTGTATTTTATATTAATTGTATCTTTAGGATTTTTATCTATGTATACATCAAAAGACTTTTTAGGATTATCAGGATTATAAAGAAACTGTTTTTTACCAAAAAGTAGTCCTCCTCTTGGTCCAAGTCTGCCTTTTTTATCGATGCTCAAGGCTATTGCTATAGATTGTTTATGTGGATATCCTTCTTTCATTAATTTTTTAATTTTATATCTAACGGGCGTCATTTGTTATAAATTACAGAAAAATAAATTATTTAATTAATTCTTTCAATTATAATTAAAATGAACATTTTCTTTTTATCTATGTGTCCAATCATATGCGCACAGATGCACTGTGATGCACATGTACGTAAAATGATACTAGAATATGCGCAAATGTTATGTACCTCTCATCATGTATGTGGAAAATATAAAAATCCAAATTTATATCGCGTAGCATTTAAAAATAATCCATGTACAGTTTGGGCGCGTGCAACATCTGGTAATTATCTTTGGTTATATATTCTTTTTATTAATCTATGTAAAGAATACACATTTCGCTTTGGAAAGATACATTCTTCACAAAAAAGACTAGAAAAATGTCTTTCCTTTATCCCAATAGGTATACCAAATGGTAATATAACTAAACTTCATCAAGCGATGCCAGAAAGATGTAAACATTTAAGAGATACAACCGCTTATCATAATTATTATAACATGGAAAAAACATACTTTGCTAAGTGGACTAAAAGAAAAATTCCTTGGTGGTATTTTACTAATAAATAATTATATTTACTTATTAGTAAAAATGACATTTAAAATTTTTTTAAAAAAATACTTTAATTTACATGTAATTGTATCATTTTTAGTTCTTAGAATAGTTATGTTATTTCACGAAGAAATATTTAAGCCAATATTAGATTCTACCGGATTATTAAGTAAACAAAGTTATTATATAGGAAACGAAGAAATACGTTATGGTTTATTTTTAAGTTATTCAATTATTATTCTAATTCTTATTTATGTATTATACGTTTTAAGTTCAATAAAATAATGATCGTCATCTCTAAAAAGTTTATTTACTTTTATTCCTTTAGGATTATAGTAACTATAAAGATTACTTTTAATATTATAAGATTTGAAGTCAAAGAATTTTGATTTTAAAAATGTATATTCAAAATTTTCTATTTCTATTTTATCATTTTCTCCTTCGCAGTTAATACAAAGAATAAAATCAGAATCTTTTACTATATCTTGAGGATCTGGTATGTACATTTCTTCCATTAACTTTAAAAAAGCTTCATTTAAATAATATAAATAAGTATCTTGTGTATTTTCTTCTATAGGATATTTTGGATTTATTATAAAAAATTCGATATCTTTATCGCTCATTTTATAATTAATATTTTAACCTTTTAAATAAATTTATGATTCTTGTGATCCAGAATCTTCTTCGGAGTCTGTATAATTTTCATCAGAATCATCTGAGTCTTCTAAAAACTCTAAATCAGACTCTGTAACCATTTCAAACCGTTTTTCTATGATATCTTCGTTGTCTAAACCTTTTGGTTTAGAAAGTTTACTAGGAAAAATTTTTCTTAATTCTTTTATTTGTTCTTCTGTTAATTTAACTTCATTTACACACTTTATTCTGATAAATAGATCTCCAAAATCTCCAGAATCTCCTAAAATTGGCATTCCTAATTTTGGTACTTTTTTTAGTTCATCGTCTTCGCTAAATGCATCCAATTGTTCTCCGGTTATTTTAAATATTTTTCCATTAAGATGTTTGATATAAAAAACTGGATTAAAAGTATCTGAAAAAGAGATTTCTTTTTCAATTAATAGATTATTACCATCTCTTATAAATTCAGAATGTTCTTCTATATCTAAAGAAACCACGACGTCTCCAGTTTCACAACCACTTTTTTCATCTGCCATGTGATTAAATCTTATAGTTTGTTCATCTATCATTCCAGGTTCTATTTTAATAGATAGTTTTTTCTTTTCTTCTACAGTAGAACCATCCGAGTTTAACTTTTGTCTACGTATAGCTAACTTTTTCTTCGCTCCATTGTATATTTCTTCTAAAGTTACAGATAAAGTAAAATTCATATCTTTTGTTCTTGGATTTATACCGTCTTCTCCTGAACTTTCATCTGTTTCTATCTCTACCACTCTCTTCTTTTTCTCTTTTTTAGGTTCTTCCAAGGAAATTTTAGAATTAACTATATTATTTTCATCTGAATTATTAGATGTTTCTCCAAGTGAACCAATTAATTCAGGTGTCATAACTTTTGATACATTTTGTGCTACATGACTAAAAATGTTAGACATGTCATTTTCGGTAATTTTTTTACCCTTTTTAAGCTGAGGTGGAGGTTCCATATTAGAAGCAACTTGTTGAGCGATTTTAACTAATTTATTAAAATCTGGTACTTGATCAGCCATTTTTAATAAATTAATATAAATTATTTAATAATTACAAACGTATTATTTAGTGTTTAAATTTACTGGATTTTTTTTATTAGAATCGTCTGGAGGAGCTATTGAAATTGATTTATACATTGGTTTTCCAATTTTTCCATTTGGTTTTTTATTAAGATCTTTTATTTTATCGAAAGCTTCTTTACCCTTAAAAATATCTTCATTATTTAAAATTAAAATTGGTACAACGTCTATTTTAATATCTGTTTCTATTTTATCAGTATGAATATCTATATAATCAACATCATAGTTCTTAATTTCTTTTAATAAAGGAAGAATATTAGTGGAAGCTTGACATTTTGAATGATAAACTAAAGTTATTGACATTTATTAAATATAACATAAATAAGATTTTAAATACAAACGAAATTATCTTCTTTTTTTTGTAGTATAAACTGATTTTATAACTGGTTGAACAACGCTAACTACTTCTTTTGGTTCTTCCGGTAATGGCTCTAAAGGATCCTCGAGTGTCTTAATAAGTTCTTTAGCTTCCTTTAAAATATTTTTATCTATTTTCGCTTTTTTAGCCCTTGTATAATATTCCATAAGAGTCTTTTTATCTTTTTCTTGTATAGCCTTGTTAATTATATCTAATAATTCTGTAATAGATGTAAATTTTTTAGGATTTAATTTTTCATATTCTTCTAGAACCATTGGTAATGTTATATTTCCTACTATAGTTTCTGCCATTTTAACTACGTCTACTCTATTTTTAATAGCAAATTCTATGGCATCCTCCTGAATATTAATTTTTGATACGAGATTATATATAAATTCATCGTTTGTGGAAAACTCGGAGAATGCTGTTTTATTTATAGCAGAAAAGATATCATGTTTTGTAATCAACATTCTTCCATTTATTTCAGCGGAGGGTTGTATAAAATTAGGAGGAATAAATGTTTTAGTTTCTTTAATTACTTCAAGTTTTAGTTCTTCTTTAATTAATTTATAATCTTCTTTAATTAAGTACCAAAAATATCCTGGAAAATCTTTTAGGAATTTATAGTCATCTTTATGTATATAACAAAAAGTGGGTATAGTTTTCATAACTACATCACTAGACGTTTTTCTAAATTCTTCTTTTTCAAGAATTACATTTTCGCCCGTATCGGATACTACACAATTTACAGTTCCGTCTTCATTAAAAGATTTTGGAACAACAGTTAAAGAGTTTATATTATATTCTTTTTCTAAAACTATTCTTTTGAGAGGTAATTTTATCTGCGTAGGCTTTATATCGTAAAGGGTATAAGTTAAATAGTCTGTGTCAAGTATTTCTTTTTTAATTGTTTTTTTAACAGGGGATTTAAGAAAATCATAATCATCTACTATACTATAAAAATTATCTTGAACATCTGTTTTAACTTGTATTTTAGGTTTATCAGTTTCTAATAATTTAATGTAATATTTATATAATCTTATTTTTTGCTCTTTTGCTAATAAATTTATTTGTTCACGATTTAAGCTACTTTCTTTTATTATAGTTTCTATATAATCTATAGCTATTTTAATTGCTGTATCAAATAGTTGTTTATTAGATTCTGTTTCAAATTTAACTTTATTCAAATCAAATGATTTTAATTCAATGTCTTCAAAAATTACACCCTTGCATTTTTCATCTAACCATTTACATTTAAATTTTATTTTATCAATTTCTAATGAAAAAGAATTTGGATTATCACATGACTGTTTATTTACAAACCTACCGCATGTATTAAGGCTGTCTAATTTTCTTTTGATTATTTTTTTACTAGAAACTCCTTCTCTAAATAACTTAGATTTACCACGAGAATCTTTATATTCTACAAGTATATAACTATCAGAAATTAATTTATTTTGAGGAGACGTGTCGAAAAATATACAAGGTCCTTCTATAATTATAAAAGAGTCGTCAACAAGAGGTTTTAATTCGGAACTATAAACTGGTATAGATTCGTTATTGAAATCAAATGGTACGCCATATTTTTTTTCAGGATCTTTTGTTACAGAATATACTTCTCCTGGTTCTGGAACTCCCAATCGCGGTCTTAATGTATAGTTAATAGTTTTAACATTGGTTTTTAAATATTCATAATATTGATTATATTCTACTGGACTATAATTTAGTCTTTCTATTTTAACATTTTTATTATTATATTCGGTTATAAAGTTCATTATTTTTTGATATAACTGAAACGAATCGTCCACGATAGTTACATTAAATAACACAGCTAATTGTTCTAGCTCTGTTCTTGTATAATTTTCTTTAAGTATTTCTCCTTCTTCTGAATATTGATAAAACATTGGATAATAACCCCCGTGTATATATGTATCTCCTATTTGAATATAATCTTTTATATATTCAGCTCCATACATATATCTAACTGGTTTTTCTAAAGTAACAATCGGGGGCTTATAGATGTTATTAGATATTTCAACTAATCTAAGGTAACGCTCCTCTCTTGCCGCACTTTTAATAACTTTAATAGCTTTTTCAAATATTTTGCTATTATTTAAAGTTTCTACGTAAACATTAAGAAGATCTCCTCTTAGTGTATATATATAATCTTTTAATGCTTCAGAATCCATATTTTCCGTAAATCTTCGAAGTCTATTTAAATCCGCTGTTTCAAATTCTCCCTCTGTGATTAAAAATTCTGTTATAACAGGGGTAAGAATTTTAGGTTCAAATTTAAGTATACATTTAACTACTCCATTAGAATCTAATTCACATTTAAGATTTACTTTTGTAAAAAAATTACAAAGTTTTTTATATTGATTACTTAGCAATTCATAATAATAACCGTAGTCTCCCGGAGCTTTTGATAATGCCATTATAATTTGTTCTGTTAATATAGCATAGTTTTCAGGTTCTGGTACTCTACAATTTTTAAATATTATTTTTAATTTTTTCTGAGCATTTATTCTTTCGGATACTTCGGCAATTTTATATATTCTTCTAGAAGGTAATCTATTTCTTTCTTTTAATAAAAATCTAAGTCTATAATTTATTTCCATACTGCCTTCAGGAACTTCTAAATTGGAGTATTTTATGATACTTCTTTTCCATTGAAGTTTTTCGGAGTATTGAGACATTATCTCATTTATTTTAAGACTAGATAATTCTAGATGATTATCTTTAAATTTTCTAAAATTATGATTTATTTCTGATAATTCAGAAGAATAATAATCATAATCACGTGTATTAGGTTTCCAATTAAGTAGTAATTCTATAGTATTTTCTTTATTTGATAAATCAATATCATCTTCTGGTAAAATAGCGAGAGTTTCATATGTTAATAAATTCAATATTGTTTCATCTCCTTCTACATATTCAGAAAGTTTTTCACTAAAATTTTTAAATATAAATATAATTTTTTCAATATTAAATTTATAATTTGCAGAAGAATAATTAAAGATGTCTTTTTCTGTATTTTCAGCTAAAATTTGAGCACCTGGATAATATGTTGTTATATAGTTCATTATTTTATACATACCTTCTCTACGAAGAGTTTGTATTTCTTCTCTATCTTTAAAAAGTTTTTCAATTGGTATTTGACCACTTGCTTTAATATTTTCAAGATCTTCATTATTTTTAAGAAAATAAGATATTTTTCTTATTCTATCATTTAGAATATCTCTTGATTTTCCAGATATTTTTTTAGAATTTTCTATAAGAATATCTTTTAAATCTACTAAATAATCTTCAAATGAAATATATCTTTTTATAAGTTCATTCTTTGTACTACCTGGTAAAGAAGTTCTAAGCTCCCAAACTTCTCCTATTTCCGTTTTATAGCCTTTAATGTCTTTTAATTTAAGATAAAGAGGATCATCCATAGGTTTTATGACAACAAAATTTTCAAGACTTGTACCAAGATCTTTTCTGTTTATTCCTTCTTTAAAAGCAAGATAACTAATCTGTCCTCTTTGTAAATATTCAGTCGGCTCTGATGTATTTACATCGGGTAAAGAATAAGTATAATTTTTAAATAATAACTCAGAATTTATTTTATAATATTTTTCATTTTCTTCTCCTAAAATTTTTTTAAGAGCTTCATAGTTTTCTGGATTTTGTCTAAATTTAAACACATATTGTTTATTTTCTCGTAACTTTTCAATATAAGACATAAACTTAAAAGTTCTTGTTTCTATACATTTAAGTAAGTCTTCTCTATCTAGCTTTCTTAAATTTGTTTTAAGATTTAAAAGTCTATCTGAATAAGCCTGTTCTTCAGGAGTTAACAAATTGGATCTTTTAGATAAAATTTTAATGTCTGTAACTAAATCGCTCATGGGAGCGATCATTTTAAATTCGTAATTTTGTCTACCTGTTTCTGAATTATAGACTAGTTTAGTTACTTCAAAAGAAGATGTATGATAATCTATAAGTTTTTTAGTTTCTGATAATTGTTTAAGATATTGTTCTATAGCTAAATTTTCAACGGGTGGATTATTTGACATTTTTTTATTATAATATTCGTCGACTTCCTGAGACTTTATACCTCTTGGCAGTCTAGGATATTGTATTCCATTTTTTCTAGCTATCGATTTATTATATTTTACTTCAGCTTCATATAATTTTCTAAGTTTTTCAGAAAGAGGGGCATCGATATCTACGTCTTGTTTATCGCCTGTTTCTTCAGATTCTGCGTTTTTAAGAATAGAGTATTCTTTTCTTAAAATATTAATAAATTCTTTATTAAATTCAGTTTCGTTAATAATACCCATTTTATAATTTTCATTTAGAGAAGTTTTATATTTTCTTAGTTTTTTAAGAAGTTCAGATTCTTCTTCTTCTAGAACATAGTTTCTAGTTTTAATATCAAGATAATATCTAGTTTTTAATAGTTCATCGTCATATTCCTCTTGAGTTATATCATTATTTGATATTAACTCTGAAAGTGTATCTTGCCAACGTTCTAAATTAGCAATTTCATCATATATATCATGATCTATAAGATCCGGATCTTGATCTTCCATTATTATTATATATTTATATATTTTAAAACTTATAAAAAATTTATAATAGTAAAATAAATGCAAACTGTATATATACTTAAAAATTGCGTTAGATCTTATTCTGCTTTAGTAAAACTTTATAAAACTCCTAATTTATCCACTGTTATTGTATTTGTAGGAAAAAAACAAGGTAAGATTTTACTTAATGATAAAAGAGTAAAAGAATTTCCGTTTATAATAAACACTCTTCCTTCTGTAAATGGTTTAATTCCAAAATATTCTAAAGTATTGCCACTTACTTTATTTATTTCACTCCGAGAAAAATATCAAAGCCTTCGTAAAAATAAAATTAAAAAACAAAAAAATACATTTGAGAATACTATTACAAAAATAGAAAATTCAGACGGAGGAGTAGAAATTATTTTAAATAAATTAAAATAATATTATTAATAAAATGATCATATGGGATTTCGACGAAAATAAAAATTATATAAAAATAGGAGATTTTAAAGTTTTAAATAAAAAAGATGCTATTAATGCATCTAAGTTACTTAATGATATAAAAATTAAAATAAAAGAATTATTTATAAAACTTAAAAAAAATAATAACCCAGAAATTAAACTTCTATTAAATACTCCTTTCAAATTACAAGAAATGCAATTACTAAAAGACCAAGGTTTTATTAAATTTGAAGGATTAAATAAACCCAAAAATGTAATAAAAACATCTGAAAAAAAAATAGGACCAGATGGCTCATTAAGAGCAAAAAATAGAATAATATTTTTAAATCTAAGATCAGATAATGGAAAACTTAAAAAAATAGAAGAACTTTATCCATTAATAGCTCACGAATTAACACATACAGCACTTAATCATGTAATCTGGAGAGAAGACAATCATCCAAAAGAATTTAAATTAATTTATAGACTACTTCTCAGTCTTCTTCTTTGACCAAGCTTTACCAGCTTCAGCAAATGCACTTTTATGATTGTAAGAATCGCCCAATTTAGTTTTTTGTTCTGCTAAAAAAGTTTTTACAAATTCATTATATTCAGAAGGAACTCTTGATTTTTTCTCTTTTTTAGGTTTAGGACAAAGACTATCTTTAAGTTCTTCAAGTTCTTTTTCTAATTTATCAATACGAGAAGATTCTTCCATAATTAATGTTAATAGTACCTTTTAAATCTATTTTTTAAACGAATATCTGTGTTTCTTACACAAAGGAAAATTACCAAGATATTCTTTACAGAAAAAAGTTTTTTCACATTTTTTACATTTAAAGGGTTTTAGATCTTCTTGATTATTTTCTGGAAGCATTTTTTTAAATTCGTCCCAATTAATTTCTCCAGTTTGAGAATAGATTTCTGACATTTGTATACACTCTACATTAAAATTTCCGAGGAAATCTACTCCGGTTGTATCGCGGTATTTTTCTTTATAAACAACTCTTTTAATTCCACATTGTATTATTAATTTAGAACATTCTTTACACGGAGATAAAGTAACATAAAGTGTAGCATCTTTACAAGAATTATTATTTTTACTAGTTTTTAAAATAGCATTTGCCTCAGCATGAAGAACATACCAAAGAGTATTTCCCTCAGAATCTTCACATTCATTACAATATCCTATAGGAGTTCCATTATATCCATCTGATATAATAGAATTATCTTTTACTATTACAGCACCGACTTGTTTTTTTTTAGCATAAGACATTTTAGAAAAATCACTAGCTATCTTTAAAAACAACGAATCATATTTAGACATTTATTTAATACATGCATAAGAATCTTTAAATTCTTGTATTTTACTATTAATAAAAATACCTTTTTTTTTATAGTTTGATTTACTTAATTTGAATTTTTGATAAGGAGTCATTTCCCAAGGCCATAAAAGAAGAGACTTATGTTCAGAAATAGGATAAACAGTTTTATTATTTTTAATAATATATTTAACTTTAAACAAAATAGATTTCCATCTTTTTTTAGAAATTGAAAACTGTAGTTCCTTTTCTATTCTTTCATTTTTATTTAAAAAAGGAATAATATCTTTATAAGTATATTTATCTTTTACTTGTAAATCATTGTATTCTTCGTCTGGTTCATTTCTCCATTTCATATTAAATTTTTGACAGCTTTGATGACAAATGGAACAGTATGTTCCCTTTTTATATTCTGTAAATTGTACATGTAAAACATTTTGCCTCTGTTCTCCTATAAAATTTTTGATTAGAGAATCTTTTTTCCAAATATGAACATGGATTTCTCCTGGATCATAACAAGGTCCACATGTAAAATTTTCAGAATTATATAATTTTTTTATTGGTCCGTCTCCTTTTTTTTTAAGTTCTATTGCTTCTAAAGCTTCTATTGATACTCTTTTATTATTAAAATGAAAGTTCCATTCTTCTTCCGGAGTTTCATATTCATTACAATATAAACTATTCATAATTATTTTTTAAATTTTTATTTTTATTATTATTTATAAAAATTTGTAATTTTTAATTAATTAATTCTTGCTTCTAATGCAGCTACGCGTTCAAGTAAATTTTGAATAACACATGTATTTAAACTAATTAAATTATTATATTTAACAAGGTAATTTTTTTCTTCATCTCCTTCGCTAACCATAAATCTAAGGTCTTGCGGAACTTGCTGTGCTATAACACCTACCTCTCTAAACGGCTCATAAAAAGAATTAGGGTTTGTAGGATTATCCACCTGTGTTTTATACTCTGCAAATCCATCTCCTCCGTTTTGGAATATCTGTTCTTGATCTGGTCTCATCATAATATTTGTTTTCATATAATCTTTTATAATTAACTGTTGAATTAAATTAATTGCTGTTTCTTGTGTTAAAGAAGTTTCATTAAATTTCATTCTATCATCAGAGTAATTACCAGCTGCAGTAACTAAAGGGGAAATAATTCCAGGTTGGGAACTTGCTGTAAGTCTTGCATATGTGCCGCCGCCATCAATGTTTGAAAACAGATCTATAGAACAAAAATTAGTGTTGTGAGGAGCTCCTTGGCATTGTAAAGTTAGATATTGTCGTTGCGTGCTGGCTATCTCTCGGACACCAACAACCACAGTTTCTTGGTTCTGGTAAAAATCTAAGTGTGCTGGCATATTTGGAATATCTACTCTCAATCTATCGGGTGGCGCATTCCATTCTGGTGGAAGACCACCATCAGAATTTCCCATGATAGTGTTACAAGTTAGTGTCTGAATAGTAGCTTCCTCCAAGTACGCGCCGCTGCCGCCGCCGCCGGCGTCTGATGAAATTGTAAAAGTAGGATAAGTCCCTGTGATAGATATACCATCTCCACTGTTTAATACAACAGTTTGGTCTGGAGCTGTATTAGTAAATTCTGTACCATCAAGTGATAATCCTACGCCAGCTGTATAGGCTGTTGCTCCGTTTTCCCAACTAACGGGGGCATTTGGACCATTACTAGTCAATACCTGACCATTTGTTCCATAATTATCGCCTGCGATACCAATAGCTCCTGCATTATTTAGTCTTAACCTTTCAATAAGGTCGTTTACAGTTCTTGTATGAAACATTAAATCGCTTTCCGAATTTGCAGAAATTTTCCCTGCTACAAAATTTAAAATACCATCGCTTCCAGAAATATTTACCCTGTCTACAAACTCCGGACTAAGAATCCCAGATACATTCAAGTTTGCAAATGTTGGATTAGCATTTGTTCCTACTTCTTGACCTATGCTAATTACATTAGACTGACTAATAGAAACACCTGTACCAGCTGTATAGGTTGTTCCTCCGTTTTCCCAACTAACGGGGGCATTTGGACCATTACTAGTCAATACCTGACCATTTGTTCCATAATTATCGCCTGCGATACCAATAGCTCCTGCATTATTTAGTCTTAACCTTTCAATAAGGTCGTTTACAGTTCTTGTATGAAACATTAAATCGCTTTCCGAATTTGCAGAAATTTTCCCTGCTACAAAATTTAAAATACCATCGCTTCCAGAAATATTTACCCTGTCTACAAACTCCGGACTAAGAATCCCAGATACATTCAAGTTTGCAAATGTTGGATTAGCATTTGTTCCTACTTCTTGACCTATGCTAATTACATTAGACTGACTAATAGAAACACCTGTACCAGCTGTATAGGTTGTTCCTCCGTTTTCCCAACTAACGGGGGCATTTGGACCATTACTAGTCAATACCTGACCATTTGTTCCATAATTATCGCCTGCGATACCAATAGCTCCTGCATTATTTAGTCTTAACCTTTCAACAAGAGAGTTGTCTGTACTGTTTGTATAAAATTGTAATTCTCCTCCATTTTCATCTACATTTCCATTAATTCTTCCTAATACATTATTAACATTACTTGTAGTAAATTTTATATCTTCAAAACCTAAAGTTTCTAACTTTCCAGATATCGTTACATCTGTATTATTTCCAAATTCAAGAGGCATTTATTATTAATAATAATAATTTATTTTTAATTAATAATATTCCACAATTAAATATTATTTTCTACTACTTGGTCTGCTATCTCGCTTCTAAAGAGGTGATGCGCGCCTCAAGTGCAGTGATGGTCGCCTCGAGTGCAGTGATGGTCGCAGCCTGTGTGGTAACAAGAATGTCTAACTCTTGGAGAGCAGCGACTGCATATGTAAAAACACCGTCATAACTCACTCCAAGGACGCTATCGTCACATTGCGTAACACAGTGTTCAAGTTCGGGGATTTGCTGAACTTCCTGAGCGACAAAGCCGCTTTCGACCCACGAGTTTGCTGGGTCTTGGTCTAACTGTGCGATCTTGTCGTACGTCTGAGGTCTCAGTTGGCG